TGGTTGATGGGTTATCCCGAAGACTATACATTAATAGAGGAGGAGAACGAATGAAAATCAAGGCTAATACTAAGCTACATATGATGAAATTACATTGGCTTGAGAAAGAGTTAGAAAAGGAAACTGTTAAAACTAATTTTCCAACTGTTAGAGCTAGAATAATTTTAGAAATCTGTGGTGTAAAAAGCACTAAACAATTTAAACAATGGATGGAAGGAGTAAACTAATGAAAGAAGCAGAACAAGTAGTAAAGCGAGAAGATTTGAAAGGGTTTGCACAATACGCTAAGCACATCTGGATTGAAGAACCAGAAGGTGTACCTAGAGTAGCGCAAAACATTTCAGGTAGGACCCAACGACTCAAGCAACTCGGCAACTCTGTAGTGCCGCAGATACCTGAGTTCATAGGGAATTGTATTTTAAATTATGAGGAGAAACAAGATGAGTAAGGAAAGAAAGAAGGTTATCGTTATTGATCCTGTTACCGAGACAGTATCTGAAGCGAGCTATAGCAGCTACGATGAACTGTATGATCTCGGTAACTATAAACTATTTACTGTGCAAATGGTAGATTACAATAGTGATACCAAAAAAGGGAATGATCTATTTCTAGATGATGAGGGCCTGTTAAAGGAGGACCAACGATACTTTACATTTGTAGGTGTTGGTACTTTCGCAGGAAGAGGCATCTTACTAGGATCAGATCATGCAACAGGTGATACTGTTGATACATCCTGGAAAGTAGAGCAAGTGAAACGTGCTGTTTCATTTGAGCCAGTAGGATATAAGATCGAACCCTACATGGAATTCGTTCCGTTTAACTAAGAGGAGAAAGGTATGAAAATAAAGATCAAGAAGACAGCTAAGAACAACGGAGTTCCATCTGCCTTCGTAGTCAAGGTAGGAAATCTAAAATTCCCACGAGGCTTTAAGGATTGGTATTTCACAACATCTAAAAGTGAAGCACTAGGCATGGCCCTTCAGGAATGGAAAGATTTATATGGAGATAATCATGGGTAGGATATGGAATGGACTCCACCTAAAACTAAAGAACATAACAGCAGCTCGCAAATACTTGAAAGAGTTTAAAGATATGTCTGTTGTTATTCGATTAGATAATGATAAGGATTTTTATTTACTAACGAAGGCTAAATTCAAGATGCATGGCATGAAGGGTATCAAGATTATTAATGGTGTTGATAACCCAAAAGAATATTACTTCGATTGAAAAAATAAAACTTGACAGATTTCAAATCTGTCCTTAAAATATTATATGAGAGATATAAAAAGAAACCACAGAGTCGTGGCTAGTAGGCACACACTATCACCTTATCACAGGGCTGAAGTTCACCTGTTTCTATGGCAGACGAGTGAGTGGGAGCACTTGTGACTCGTAAACTCCCACACCTTTCGCAAATTTCTTTGCATATACTCATATAAAACGCTTGACTATAGGACTGGACTACTGTATAATCCACCTATGGTTAAGTATGACTATTAATATAAATAAAAAAGGAGGCTAATTATGGCTATATTAGAAGGACCTGTTTATTGGGCAAGTTTAAGTGTACCCAATTCAACATTTGATCCTGCAACTTACCAAGCTACTTTAGTGGTTGATCAAAAGACTGCTAATCAGTTTGAGAAGGAAGGACATAAGATCAAAGAGATTGATGAGCAACCTGCTCTATTCTTCAGGAAGTATTACAATCGACCTGACGGATCAATCAATCCTCCTGTTCGTGTTGTGGATGCTGCTAAGAATCCACTAGACGTAGCAGTAGGCAACGGATCTAAGGTTAAAATTCAATATCAACCACGAGTGATTGACAACAAATATGGTACGTTCAATTGGTTGGAGCTACAAGCTGTTCAAGTTTTGGACCTTGTGGAATACAACAACGGACAGACTGATGAGTTTGATGTGCTTGATACTGGTGGCGATGACGACATCGAATTTTAATAGGAGATCTTTATGAGTAATCAAGAGAATAGTCCATCCGTAACAATCGAAGGTGTTGTTATTAATAAAGACGATCTAGAGGATAGTTTAGCTAGAGATGTATTTGATACGATAGTAGTTCTTTCAAACGAGCAAAGAAGTTTGAACATGAATCTGATGCGTGTCCAATTTAACATCGCTGGTTTTTCTAATACTCTAATAGGTCTTATTAATAACGAACCTGTTAAGGGTGCGATCAATCCTGATCTTATCGATGATACTGATAGTGGTATAGACATCGAAGAAACTGGGGCATTTCCACCTGAGGATATGTCCTAGTTTAAGGTAAGAAGTACCTTTTAAACTTCGGTAGGCGGTAGGCATTTTTTTAAAAGGAGCAAACTATGGACACAGAATTTATAGAATTACATAAGCCTTGTCCTGTTTGTAATAGTAGTGATGCGTGTTCTATTAACGAAGACGGATCAGCAAAGTGTTTTAGCTGTGGAGAATTTTTTCCCGACTATTACGATACAACAGGTGAGGTGAAACCTATGACAGCAACAGTAACAAAATTAAAAACAAAAAAAGAAAATGCATTAGAAGTTCCCAAGAATGGAATCTTCGCACGAATAGAAGATAGAAACATATCAGAGAAGACTGCTAGAAAGTATGGAGTAAAGATTGTATATCATGGAAATGAAGTAGGCGATCAGATTTTTCCTTACTATGCAGACAATCAGTTAGTAGCTACAAAAATTAAATTCAGAGCGAATGGGATAGGTAAGAATTTTAGAACAACTGGCTTTCTAAACGATAGCGGTCTGTTCGGTGAACATCTTTTCAAAGGTGGTGGTAAGTTTCTTACTATAGTAGAGGGAGAGTACGATGCTCTAGCTGCATACGAAATGTTAGGTAGTAAATGGGCAGTAGTATCCATTAAGACTGGTGCTCAAGGCGCTGTTCGTGATGTAAAGGATAGCCTTGAGTTTGTAGAGAGTTTTGATAATGTTGTAATATGTTTTGATAGAGATAAACCAGGACAAGAAGCAGCTAAGAAGGTAGCTAGAATACTGACTCCTGGAAAAGCAAAGATTATGCGTATCCCTAATGGGTATAAAGATGCTAATGATATGCTTATTGCGGGTTCAAAGAATGCATTTAGCCAAACTTGGTGGGAGTCTAAAACTTACACACCTACAGGTGTAATAAATGTATCTGATCATAAGCTTAAATTCTTCACGAGAGAAAAGAAGAAGAGCGTTCCCTATCCCTATGAAGGACTGAACAAGAAACTATATGGTTTAAGACAAGGAGAGCTTGTAACACTTACAGGTGGTACAGGTTTAGGTAAGTCTAGTGTAACTCGTGAGTTAGAGCACTGGCTTATCAAGACAACAGATGATAATGTAGGCATCATAGCCTTAGAGGAAGATCCCAACAGAACAATTGGTGGTATCTTATCTATCGAAGCGAATGCAAGATTGTATATTGACCAAGAGTTAGAGAAATTCTCAGAAGAAGAGATCGATAGATACTTTGATGTACTATATAATGGAGACAACGAGAACCGAGTATGGGTACATGCACACTTTGGAACAAATTCAATAGAAGAAATCTTTTCTAAACTAAGATACATGATCGTTGGCTGTAATTGTAAGTGGGTAGTGATAGATCATTTACATATGTTAGTGAGCGCTGTTACAGATGGCGATGAACGAAGGGCCATAGATAGAATCATGACTAAACTAAGAAGTATTGTTGAAGAGACAGGTGCGGGTTTAATATTAGTATCTCATCTACGTAGGGTAGTGGGTAACAAAGGACACGAAGATGGTATCCAAGTTAATCTCAGTCACTTGAGAGGTTCGCAAAGCATAGCACAACTAAGCGATTGCGTTATTGGATTGGAACGTAACCAACAATCAGACGATCCTCAAGAATCTAACACAACATTACTAAGAGTATTAAAGTCTAGATATACAGGTGATGTAGGTCTAGCTAGTAGATTACTTTATGACAGAGACACAGGTAGGCTTAAAGAAATAGCCGCAGAAGAGTTTGAAAAAGAAGGAAGTGACTTGGAGTTTGATGCATATGCGTAGTCTAATATTTGACATAGAAACTGATGATTTAAAAGCCACCAAAGTGTGGTGTATAGTCGCTCAAGATGCTGAGTCTGGTAAAATATATAAATTTGCTCCTCACCAACTAGACTCAGGTCTTGAGTTACTTCAATCGGCAGATAAATTAATAGGACATAACATACTAGGTTTTGATATTCCTGTTATCAAGAAACTTTTAGGAGTAGACCTTAGTGATAAGATACTAATTGATACCTTAGTGTTATCTCGTTTATTTCGTCCATCAAGAGAAGGCGGACATAGCCTATCGATGTGGGGATACACATTAAAATATCCTAAACAAGACTTTGAAGAGTTTGAAATATACACACCTAAGATGTTGGAGTATTGTGTAAGAGATGTGCAATTAAATAAACTTGTCTTGGAAGCCCTCAAACAAGAATCTAGAGGCTTCTCCAAAGAGAGTGTAGAGTTAGAACACAACGTAGGTCTTATCATGAAACGTCAGGAAGAAGACGGCTTTGATTTTGATCAACCACGAGCAGAAAAATTACTAGCAAGTTTTTATAAAAGGATGTCAGAGGTGGAAAAAGAAGTACAAGAGACATTTAAACCTAGAAAAGTGGTAGAAGAGATTCATCCTAGTTATAAGAAAGATGGTTCTCTATCTAAACTAGGTACAAATGAGGCAACAAACAAGAAGGTACATTTGCTTGAAGATGAATATATATTATTCAAACAAGGCGAGACTTCTATTATTAGAACACATGAAGACGAATTTAATCTAGGCTCAAGAAAACAAATAGGAGAATACTTACAAGACTTTGGTTGGAAACCTAAAAAGTTTACACCTACTGGTCTACCTGTGGTAGATGAAAGGACTTTAGGTAGGATAAAAGATATTCCTGAGGCTGAATTGATAGGGGAGTATTTATTACTCCAAAAAAGAATAGCACAGGTTGAATCCTGGATAGAAGCTGTTGAAGAAGATGGAAGAGTACATGGTTTTGTGATACCTAACGGCACAATTACAGGTCGTATGGCCCATAGAAAACCTAATATGGCACAGGTTCCATCTGTTAAGAGTCCTTATGGTATTGAATGTAGATCTTGTTGGATTGTACCTAAAGGATATAAATTAGTAGGAATAGATGCAAGTGGTTTGGAATTAAGAATGCTTGCACACTATATGAAAGATGAGGAATTCACAAATGAAATCATTAATGGAGACATACACTCCCATAATCAAAAAATTACAGGACTTAAATCAAGAAATCAGGCAAAGACTTTCATCTACGCCTTACTATACTCTGCTGGAAATAAGAGACTCGGACAAGTGGTTGGAGGAAGCGAAGCTGATGGCAGAAGACTTAGACAACATTTCTTTGATAATAAACCAACATTTAAGACTCTACGAGATAGAGTTACAAAAGCAGCAAAGAAAGGTTTCGTCTTAGGAATTGACGGAAGACGTATAGGTATAAGAAATTCTTACTCTGCCTTGAACACTTTGTTACAAGGCGGTGGTGCTATCGTTATGAAGAAAGCATTAACTCTGCTGAATGAAGAAGCTAGATTAAGAAACTTAGACTTTAAATTTGTTGCTAATATACATGATGAATGGCAAGTAGAAGTACATGAGGAACATGTTGAACACTTTGGAAAACTAGGAGTGAAAGCAATCAAAGAAGCAGGAGAACATTTTAATATGCGCTGTCCTTTGGATGCTGAATATAAAATAGGAGATGATTGGAGTGAAACACATTAATCAATATACAATAGAACAACTCTTGTTGTTTGAAGAAGTACAAGAAGACGTATACGCAGAAGAATTAAGACAGAACCAGGATTTTAAAACATGTTATGAGTGTAAAGAGACGTTACCTATAGAAATGTTTCAGCCCTCAACATACATGTATACAAGTAGCGGACAGACAGAACCCAAATGGAGAAGAAGAGAGTGTAGTGATTGCTGCAACAAACACAAGAGGGTTAGGCAAGAGTTAGTAAAACTCCATCCTTATCCCAACGGAGACTATAAGTGTCCTGTTTGCTTGGAAGGTAGGGTACATAGCGTAACTGGTGTAGAA